CCTCGAATTTGTGCTAAATACATTATTAACGCTTTAGAATCTGAAAAATATCGAATTCGTGTCGTAAAAAGATAAAAAAAGTGGTATAAATAAAAACAGCAAACTACTTGTGTAAATAGTGGCGTCAAGATCATTCAAAGATATCAATTTATCGTTTAAACGTCATCCAGTGACGAATGATTTGGTTGCGATTACGAATGAAGACGCTATTAAAAGATCAGTAAAAAATATTGTTTTTACAATTCTTGGTGAAAAACCGTTTTCTCCTAATTTTGGTTCATTTGTATCCGAATCTTTGTTTGAATTGAATACAAGTTATGATTCGATTGCTCTTGAGGATGAAATACAAAGTGTTTTGTATCAATTTGAACCAAGAATAGACAATATATCTGTTACTGTATCGATTGTAGCAGATTCTAATGAAATGAATGCCACAGTTCAATATGATATTGTTGGAATTCCTTCACCATCACAAATCGTAGATATCCTCCTTTTCCCAGCTAGAGTATAATGGCTTTCGGTCAATATGTTAACTTAGATTTCGATCAGATTAAAGAATCTATTAAAGATTATCTGAAATCGAATACAAATTTCACGGATTATGACTTTGAGGGTTCAAACCTCTCAGTAATTATCGATGCTTTAGCGTATAATACTTATATTACGTCATATAATACCAATATGGCTGCAAATGAGTGTTTTCTTGACTCCTCTACACTTCGAGAGAACGTTGTTTCGCTTGCCAGAAACATTGGTTACGTTCCAAGATCTCGTAGATCATCTCGTGCAAAGATTTCTTTTAACATTAGTGGAATAGATGATACTGTAACAGCAACACTTCGTTCTGGTATTGTTTGTAACGGTTCTGCAGCAAATACAAACTATATTTTTTCAATCCCAGAAGACATCACAGTTCCTGTATCAAACGGTGTTGCAATATTTAATGATGTTGAGATATATGAGGGAACTTTAGTTAGTCAAAACTTTACAGTCAATACATCTCAATATAATCAACGTTTTATTCTTACAAATTCATTTATCGATACCTCTACAATTCGTGTTAAGGTCAAACCGAGTGAAAGTTCTTCTTCAACAGTTACATATCAACAAATTGACAATATTGTAGGTGTGACATCAACATCTTCTTCTTATTTGTTGCAAGAAATAGAGGATGAAAGGTATGAATTGATATTTGGGGATAATGTAATTGCTAAAAAACTTGCAAATGACAATTATATTACAGTTTCTTATATTATAACTGGTGGAAGAGATGGAAATGGTGCTGCTGAGTTCAGTTTAGTCGGAAATATAGTTGATCAAGATGGTGCAACTATAGATGCATCCAATTTTTCTCTAGTAACAACGAAAGAAACATCAAGAGATGGTGATGATATCGAATCAATCTCATCAATTAAGTATTACGCTCCTCGTGTTTACTCTTCACAGTATCGTGCGGTTACTGCCTCTGATTATGAAGGAGTTTTGGGTTACATTTACCCCAATGTCGAATCTGTAACTGCTTATGGTGGTGAAGAAATGAGTCCACCTCGTTTTGGTAAAGTTTTTATCTCAGTCAAACCCCGAAATGGTGATTTCTTATCAGATGAAACAAAAAGAGAGTTAATACAAAAATTAAAAAGTTATGCAGTCGCTGGAATTGTACCAGAGTTTATTGATTTAAAATATTTGTATGTTGAAGTACAAACAAATCCATATTATAATCCAAGTTTAAATGATGACTCAGAAAATCTTAAAACTGGCGTTTCAAATGCTTTAACTCAATATTCACGTTCAATTGATGTTAATAAATTTGGTGGTAGATTCAAATATAGTAAAGCAGTGTCATTAATTGATAGTATTGACTCATCAATCACTTCAAATATCACACTTATAACTATTCGTCGTAATTTAAAAGCAGTCTTAGGACAATTTGCTCAATATGAAGTATGTTATGGTAATATGTTCCATACTCAAGAGAGTTCATATAATATCGTTTCGACAGGATTTGCAGTTGAAGGTATTACAGGAACAGTTTATCTTGCTGATGAAGTAATTAATCGTGAAAAGGGTAGAATATTCTTCTTTACATATACAGATGGTGGAACTCCAAATATTGTGAAAAAGAACGCTGGAACAGTTGATTATATGCATGGTGAAGTCCTTATAGATACTGTAAATATACTTTCAACTGTAATTGCAAACAATGTAGTTGAAATACAAGCAATTCCACATTCAAATGATATTGTTGGACTTCGTGACTTATATGTTAAGTTTGATATGACAAATACAACCATTAATATGATTCCAGATTTAATTGCGTCAGGGGAAAACACTTCTGGATCAAGATTTGTTCATACTCATAGTTACTATACACCAACTTATACTAGAAAATCAAATTCTCCAGTAGCTACTGGTAATGCTCTTTTACCTTCAACAGCTTCTTCAACCGCAACAACAACGTCAAGTGGTGGAACATATTCATCAACAACTACAAGTTCATCAAGTTCAACTTCATCATCTAGTTCTAGTTCTGGATACGGATATTAATGATAGATACCTCCATACAAAGAGTTCAGATCAATCAGGTAATTGAAAATCAGTTACCTGAGTTTGTGCAGGCGGAAAGTCCACTTTTTGTGGATTTTATGAAACAATATTATATCTCTCAAGAATATCAAGGTGGATCAACAAACATAGCTGAAAATCTTGACAGATATACTAAGTTACAAACATATGTTGGTGCTGCACTCACTGAATATACAGGATTATCAACAGATACACAGTCATATTCATCTACAATCTTTGTAGATTCAACAAAAGGATATCCAAATAAGTATGGATTATTAAAAATAGATGATGAAATAATAACTTATACAGGAATTGGAACTACATCATTTACTGGATGTGTTCGTGGATTTAGTGGTGTTGATAATATGGATCAACCTACAAGACCTGATTTATTATCATTTAATACAACTGTAGGTGCTTCTCATACTGGCGGTTCAAAGGTTCATAATTTATCAAATCTTTTTATTCGTGAATTTTTCAACAAACTTAAAACAACTTTTGCAAGTGGGTTTGAGAATCGTAAATTAAGTAATAATTTAGATCAAGTCAAGTTTATTCGACAGATTAAAGATTTTTATAAAACAAAAGGAACAGAAGAGTCATATAAAATTTTGTTTAGAGCATTATATGGTCAAGAAGTTAATATCATTAAACCATCTGAATTTTTAATTAAACCATCAGATGCTGATTATGGTTTTGCACAAGATTTTGTAGTTAAACCAATTACAGGCGATCCTCGTAATTTAAAAGGATCAACACTTTTTCAAGATGCTGACGAGGATGATTCTAATATTCGTGGTGCTTCTGGTGCGATATCAGACGTAAAGGACTTTTTATATGGTGGAGAACATTATTATCAGATAAGTGTATCAAAGGATTCAATTGATGGTGATTTTATAGTTCCAGGCAGAACTCGAATTACTGATCCAGTTTCTATAGGTGCTACTGTAATTACAGTCGATACAACAGTTGGATTCCCCACAAGTGGATCTTTGTCATTGCCGACAGCTAGTATTGCTGGAGTTGTAACTTATACAAGTAAAACATCAAATCAATTTGTAGGAGTACCCACGGCCGTTGATTCTATAAGTATTGGTGATGATGTGCGATTCAACAATGTTGCGTATGGATATTCATTTGCAAATAACACAAATAAGATTGAAGTTTTAATCACTGGTGTTTTAAAAGACTTTCCAATACCTGATACAACTTTTTACTTTAATAAAGGTGATAAGATTAAAGTTGGTTCATTTGGTATCAACAAAAGCTCTGAGGATGCTAATTTTGGATCATATGTTTATAATACTTCCGTAAAATTTACTCCAAAGACAGTTACAAGACAATCAAGTAGTAGTTTCAGAATTGATACTCTTTCTGATCATGGATTTTTAGAGGAAGATGCAATTGAAGTTTTAGACGGACAATCTACTCTTACTGGCGTTGGTCGTGTTTTAAGTGTCATTAGTAGTTCAACTCTTATATTAGGTGATTTGCCTAGTGTTGGTGAAAATAATTTTGCTTTCATTCGTAGAAGAATAAAGAAAGGAAATAGCTCACTTCATGAAAATATTAACAAATATACAACTGATGTTCAAAATGTATATGACCACGACAGTGATAATGCACTAGCACTACCGCCACATCCTCATGCATACGTTACTGCACCATCAATTCCAAGTTTAGGTAATCAACCCATAGTTGCACCAGATCGTTCTGTGACGTGGACTGGCGCCACTGGCGGCGATGTTATACAGTTGATACAGGTTACAGAGGGTGCAGCAGATCATGGATTCTATTCTGGAGAAGTTGTCACATATAATGTGGTCAGTGGTTTCTTAGGTCAATTAATTGATGGTAAAAATTATTATGTAAGTCGTATTGATTCTAACAATATCCGTCTTGCAAACTCCCTACCAGATCTAGTAAATGGTGATTTTGTGGATGCAACAGGAGATGGTACTTTTAAAATCTCCGTTCCTGATTTAGCGAATAAAAAACTTGAACATCAAAAATTATTAAAGAGATTTTCTCTGAATCCACTGTTTGATGGGGCAAGGCGTGAAACAGCGCCAGGCACTACTGGCATGCTTGTAAATGGCACAGAGATATCAAACTATAAGTCAGGTGATGTTATCTTTTTTGGTGGTGTTGAGACGGTTGATGTATTAGAGGGTGGTTCTCAATATGATGTTATTACTCCTCCAACAGTCAGTCTTGAAAGTTTGACTGGTGCTGGTGTAAGTGCAACAGCAAATGTAAAAGGTCAGTTTGAAAGAATTGATATTGTAGATCCAGGCTTTGATTATGTTGCACCACCTGTCGTTGAAATTAGTGGTGGTAATGGAAAGAATGCAATTGCAAGATCAAGATTAAAACAAGTTGATCATTTTATGGATTTTGATGCATCATCAACAGGTAATATAATTAATATATCAGAAGATACAATAGGTTTTGGAACTTTCCATAAGTTCCGTGATGGAGAAGCTATAATCTATAAAACATTTAATACTGGTGCGATTGGTATTGCAAGTGCCGGTATTACTACAACTGTAGTTCAAGATCCACCAGATCAAAGACTTGTTGATGAATCAATCTACTTTGTATCAAAAGTTAATCAGACAACAATCAAACTTGCAAATAATGAAAATGATGCACTGACTAAATCGAATTTAATTAATCTAACTGGGTTTGCTGATGGAACACAAAGATTTCAAAGTTTAAGGAAAAAGTTTGTTTTAGGAAAAATTATCATTGAAAATCCTGGCGAGGGATATGAAAACAAAAGAAGATTAGTTCCTACAAGTGGTATCAACACATATTCTGATTTCATTGAATATACTAATCATGGATTTGAAAATGGAGAAATAGTTCGTTATTCAAATAATCAAGTTAAGGTTGGTGGTTTAGATACAGATCAAGATTATTATATTTTAAAAATTAATGACAGTCAATTCCGACTTGCAGCTGCTGGTATTGGATCAACTTTATCAGATGCTAACTATCTAACTAAACAATTCGTTGGAATGACATCAGTTGGATCTGGAGAACATGTATTTAATTATCCTCCAATTTCAGTCACAGTCAAAGGAACAATTGGAATCAATACAGCAGAACCAGAAAATTATCATGCATCTGTAAATCCAATTGTTAGAGGTTCAATCACATCAATTAACGTTGAAAATCCTGGCCTTGGATATGGAAATGAATCTACATTTAACTTTAGTATTCCACCTCAAGTCAGAGTTTCATCTGGTTCATCTTCAGAATATAAAGCGATTGTTGTAAATGGAAGAATACAATCTGTAATTGTAACTCGTTCTGGTAACGAATATACATCTGCTCCTGATTTAGAAATTTTAGGTGATGGAGTTGGTGCAAAAATTATTGCATCGATTAGTAATCAAACAGTTAATTCTGTAATTGTTGATAATGGTGGAGTTGGATACTCAACTGCAAGTGTTGGAGTTCAAGAAGTGATTCCTGGCACTGGTGCGATATTTTTACCAAAGATTAAATCTTGGGCAGTCAATAACGTTAAAAGATATGAGGATATCTTCTATGAAGATGATGGTTTCTTATCAAGAGGTGATAATGATAATGGAATTAAATTTACAACATTTTATGCACCAAGAGAACTTAGAAAAGTTTTAAAACAAAAAAATAGTGATGGAACGATTGATTATACATCAAATGATTTAAACCTTTTAAATAACGCAGAACAATTATCTTTAAGTCATTCACCTATAATCGGATGGGCATATGATGGTAATCCAATTTATGGCCCCTATGGATATTCTCGTAGAGATGGTGGTGTTGTAAAACTCATGACATCTAGTTATTCTCTTAAAACCTCAAGAGAGAATGGCCCTCCAATATCCACTTTTCCACTTGGATTCTTTGTAGAAGATTATGATTATCTTGGAGATGGTGATTTAGATGAAAACAATGGAAGATATTGCATTACTCCAGATTATCCAAATGGAATTTATGCTTACTTTGCAACAATTAACCCAAGTGAAAACGAAACTAGTGGAACATTTAAAAACTTCCGTTCTCCTGTATTTCCATATTTAATTGGTGCAAATTTTGCTGCAAAACCAGATGATTGGAACTTTATAGAAACAAATAATCAGGATATTGATTTAAACACTTTAAATCTTAGAAGAAATACAAATCCATATAAACTTGAAGGATCTGGTGCAGATTATGAAGGAATACACGATAGTCGAAAGATAGTTGATCAAGAAATTGATGTTAATTATGCTTCTGCTGGTAGGATTAATCAGTATGAAATATTAAGTGCTGGATCTGGTTATCAAGTTAAAGATGATCTTAGAGTCAAGAGTTTAGATAAAGGAAATGGATTTTCTGGTGAAGTATCAGTTGTTGATGGAAAAGAGATAGTATCAATTGCTTCAACTATTGTTAAAATTGAAAATATAGTATTCACTTACAATAATCAAAATGGTAAGGTAACAGGACTCTCAACTCAACCACATGATTTAGTTGTTGGTGATG